CCAATCTAATCCTGTACTAAATAAAGACCAACCTAATCCTGTACTAAATAAAGATCAACCTAATCCTGTACTAAATAAAGACCAATCTAATCCTGTACTAAATAAAGACCAACCTAATCCTGTACTAAATAAAGACCAACCTAATCCTGTACTAAATAAAGATCAGCCTAAAGAGAAAGTAACAAGTAAAACACCAATAGATCCTAACTTACCAGTAACTACTGATATTTTTGATAATATGGACACATTAGAACAACAATTAAATGTAATTAACAATAATATTAATGTTGCGAAAAACATTGATCAGACAGGTGGTAATAATTATATAAAAAATCAAAAAGAAGACAATATTGTTAAATTACAAACAGAAATATCTTTAAAAATAAGATATTTATTAGAATTTATCGATTTTTATAAAACTGATTTATTAATAAAAGTAATTTCTTTAATTATGGATAAAGAATTATTTCTACAATTTTATGATCAAGTATTTCATTCGGATATTAAAGAGTTTATAAGTTTGTTTTTCATTAATATAGATACTTATACCGAATTACTAAAATTTATACAGATTAATAAATCGAGTTATAATATTAATAAAGTAATTGAAAGAGATACATATATGTTTAAAATGTATATACCTAATGTAAAAGATCATATATTTAGCCCAACCTTAATTGAAATATTAAATGAGGTTAATTTAAATGATTTTAGTAGAAGTAAACAAGTTATGCGCGAGTTTATTAATATTTTTAAAGAATTATATTCACAATTTATGATAATAAAAAAAATATATATTAACTTGAGTGAACACCGTGAGTCTGTTGATAAATATTATATTAAATTAGTCAATAAAAATAAACGTGTATTTACATATGTAAAAGAAATAACAAATGACCCAGATATTAGAAATCCACGATTTAGTAACATTGAAAGTAAAGATAATTTTTTGCATTTAAAACCATATTATAATGTTGATGGTAATTTTTCAGGTAGTCATATCGAAAAGAATAATTATATTATAAACTCTCCAAATACTATTAAAGAAAATTATTATTTAGGGCCTTTTGATGGAGTTTTCTTATCAAACGAAAAATTAACTAATGAATCAATTGCAAAGAAGATGGAGAAGGACCTATTTAAAAAACTTATTGAAGAAAAGGAAGACTTGTGTTTTATCAGTTATGGACAAGCAAAAAGTGGAAAAACAAGTAGTTTAATATATTTTGAAGAAACTAAACAGGATGGTATAATTATTGAACTATGTAAACTTGCAAAATTTAAGAAAACTTTCAACAAGATAACAGTATCTATGACAAATATATATACTTATCATGGTACAAATATAAAAAATCCTAGCGAATACGAAAAGAAATTTCATAAAAAATCAGCAATATTTATGAATGATACAAATAAATTTGAATTTATACCAGATACAAAAAATGGTTGGTTATATAATAATACAACCAGTATTGGAGAATTAATACACCAAGCTTTAAAACAAAGAGAAATTGAACCAACCCCTCTTGTATCTGCTTCGAATAGAAGTCATGTGATTATTTTATTAAACTTGACTAATATAGATGGTTCATCGTCCAAGATTATAATATGTGATTTAGCAAATGTTGAAAACAAATTTAAATGTGAAGTTGATAATATTCAAAATCTTGACAAGAACTATGGACCTAATAATATAGTATCACTTGATAGTTATTTATGTAAACAAGATGATGTTGTTGGTGTATATTCTAGACAAGAAGAAAATTCATCAAGTACCATGAGAGAAACAATCACTCAAGAAATAGAAGAAAAAATGAAGAAACTCGATATATTGTCCCCAATTTTTCAAACAGGAGGCGATTGTGATAAAAACAATAAAATAGATACTTGTAGTAATAAATTAAATTTTTGGGATTTGCATCAAGGGAATCCTTTGAATCCAAAATGGGTAGAAGAAAAAAGAAGAGTAGACGATTTAATGAAATATACATTTAATTCACAGATATTATATGATATATTTTACAAGTATTATGATAAGAATACGGACCAAGTAAATATATCTAAAATAAGTGAATTAGATAGAGAGATGTTTATAAAGATAAAAAACGAGTCTATTCCAAGTAAACCATATTTAAATTTGAATCAAGATATAGGTAATTTTACTCTAGAAGAGTATTTTGGGATTGATGATATTAAAAATATTAAAAATATGAATATTACTAATCTCAATACAAATGAGTCTTCAGAAAATTATTTTCTTTATAAACAATATATATGCGAAGATACAAGACTAAAAATTTTAAAACATAATTGTGAATTACGAATTCAAGAAGGACACATGATTAATAGGTCATTAGATGATATAAGAGAAACCGTCAAATTATTAATATTAAAATCTTTAAGATTAGATAACAAATATCTACCATTATTTTGGGATAATTTATATTATCCTTATTGTAGAAATGTTAATTTAACAGTAAATGTATTTCGAGATTTTTATAAAGAGGAGTCTGAATTTTCAAATTTATCAAGTATTATAATTGATATTATTAAAGATACTACATATTATGCCAATTTAGATAAATTAAATTTTGTAATTTTTACAATTATAAATACATCTGATCATGAATCTTTTAATAATCCACCAGACCCTCCTTATATTAATATAAATCTATTAACATATCATTTGGAAGTAAAATATAATCTTGAAAAATTGGATAATGAGATAACAAATATTATAAACATACTTCAAAATTATTCATATTATCAAAATAACATAGATTATAATGATATCATAAAAAAATATAAATCAAAAGACGAAGACCATAGAAAAGTGATACTAGGTAAGGAATTATTAGTATTATTAAGAAAGAACAATTGTTCAACTTTAATAGGTAGTTTAGAATCAACTGAAATATTACAAAAAATTACATTCAAAAGTTTATGTAGTAAAAATAAAGATGCCGATGATTTATTAAATAAATATTCAGGAATTGGTCTACAAACAATTAGAGAAGATCAAAAAATGAAATAAGTTGTTATTATAATTAAATTTTCTCAATTTAATTATAAATGAAAGATAGTTATATTGTATTCTTTATATTAGTCCTAATATTATATTGTAGTTATAATAACACAATTAAAGAAGATTTTTCAGTAAATATATTTGATAGTTTTAAATCTAAAAAAATATATAGTAAAAATTCAATGTATCAACAAATTGACGTATATGATTTTGAAAAAAACAAGTATAATATAGATAGATGTTTAGTATTGGATGATGAATTACAATTATGTCAATCTCATGAAAAAAAATATCATGAATTTATGACTCATTTTCCTAGTTATTATTTGAATCAAATAAAGAATGTATTAATCATAGGAGGAGGTGATTGTATGAATCTTCGAGAAGTAATGAAGTATAAATCTATTAAACAAGTAGATATGTTAGAATTAGATCCTGATGTTATTAAAGTTAGTAAAAAGTTTTTTAATCAAAGTACTTTTAAGAAAGATAATCGAGTTAATATTATATTAGGTGATGCATATGGTAATATAATTAAACAAAAGAATAATTTTTATGATTTAATTCTAATAGATTTGACAGAAGATAATACTAACAATTCTCCACTTGATACAACAGATTTTTATAAGTTATGTAAAACCAAATTAAAAAAAGATGGTATAATTGTTAAAAACGGCAATAGTTTAGAAAATTATTTGAGATTAAAAGATATTTTTACTCATGTTGACATATATACTTCTCAATTAATAATATTTCCAAATAGTATTTATAAGTTTATCATATGTTCAAATAATATTGATTTTAAAAAAGCAAAAATAAAAAATGAGTGTTTAAAGAATAATAGAGTTAAATTAAACGAGTATGCTGTTAATAAACATAATTCATATTTTTTTACTCTGTAATTTAATAACATTTTATATTGATTAACATTTAAATAATTAGTATTTATTTAATATATTAATGTGTGGAATTTGGGCTTTAATTAACCTAGTAAAAAATAAACCGGATATTGCCAAATATTTAGCTGATTTTTGGGAACTTCAAAATAGAGGTCCTGATAATTCATGTTTTGAAACTTTTCCTCAAGCTTGGGTTGGGTTTCATCGACTGGCTATGATGGATACATCATTTAAATCAAATCAACCATATGTATTACAAGAAAAAGACCGAACAATTGTATTTGTTTGCAATGGAGAAATATATAATTTTAAATATTTGATTTCAAAGTATAACCTTGATATTGATGGAAATAGTGATTGTATGACTATTCCACAGTTATATTTAAAATTTTCTGAAAATATTGATGATTGGTACAAACTATTTGATAAAGAAATTAAAGGTGAATTTGCATTTGTACTACTTGAATTTGATCATCTTAAAAGTCTTAGACACGTTCATGTTGGACGAGATCAAATTGGTATTAGACCTCTTTATTATCACGAACCCACACCTGAATCTAAACAATTAATATTTACTTCTGAAATTAAAGGTGCCAAACACTTTCCAGATTCTATAATTGAATACGCTCCAGGATATATTACTAGTTTTGAATTAAATGAATTTGGTGCATTAAATCAAAAGAAATATGATTTTAATTGGGTATATAATGTTAAACAAATTGTTAACAAAGATGAAAGTTATTATTTAGAAAGAATTAGAAATGCTATAATTAATTCGGTTAGAAGACGATTAGATGCGGATAGGCCATTGGCATTCTTACTTTCAGGTGGAGTTGATTCTAGTTTAGTTTCTGCAATTGGTCAAAGAATTTTAGGAGAACCAATTAAAACATTTTGTTGTGGTATGAAAGACGGTACTGATTTAAAATATGCTCGAATGGTATCTGATCATATTGGTTCACATCACAGTGAGGTATATTTTACTGCAGAAGATGGTGTAGAAGCATTAGACCAAGTTATTGATGCAACTGAAACATGGGATACTACAACAGTAAGAGCATCTGTTGGTCAATTTATGGTTTGTAAACATATTGGAACTAAGACAGATTGTAAAGCAGTTTTAGTTGGTGAAGGACCAGATGAAGTATGTTCATCATATCTATTTAATTGGTATGCACCTAATGCTGAAGCGTTAGATCGTGCTTCGAAAGAGTATGTTAGAGATATACATTATTTTGATTGTAGAAGAGGTGATAGATGTATATCCTATTGGGGTTTAGAAGGACGAGTTCCGTTACTTGACCCAGAAGTAATCGAAGCGTATTGGGAATTACCAGCAGAATGGAGACATCCAAATTATAAAGGTGTTGAAAAATGGTGGTTAAGAAAAGCGTTTGATGGTCTTGGTTTATTACCAGACGAAGTTTTATGGAGAAAGAAAGAAGCATTTTCGGACGGTATTAGTTCCAAAGATAAATCTTGGTATGAAATCATTCAAGATGATTGTGAAAAAAATATAACTAATGATATGATGGATAAGGCTAAAGTAGAGTGGTTGCATTGCACGCCCTCAACGAAGGAAGCATATCATTTTAGAAAGATATTTACTGATAAATTTGGTGTTAATAGACATAATATTCTACCTAAATATTGGTTACCTAAATGGAATAAAGAAGGTGAAGAAATCAACGAGTATACGGACCCATCTGCTAGATTATTAGATATTTATGAAGATTAACTAATTTGAAAAAGTAAAAGAACTAAATCATATATATGATTTAGTTCTTTAGTTCTTAATTTATTTGACATTATTATAGTCTTAATTGTATTAGACATTATTATAGTCTTAATTGTATTAGACATTAT